CAACCTAGACACTCACACCTCACCTAGTTAGTTCTGTTTTGGTACTGAGTAGGTTCTGTTTTGGAACTAAGCTGTGGATAACTTTGTTGATAACCTGTGGATAACTGGGCCGGGGGAGGGGCTGTGACTGCGGCGTGTGCGTGTGTTCCCTCTCAGATACAAAAAAGAGTGAAATTGAACCTTAATATAACCCCTAGTTATCTAACAAGAAACCTATATAACAAAAGGGTCTAAGCGGTGCAGAATCTGGACCGTGCTGGTACAGTTTAAAGGACAATGTCAAGTACTTTGTAAAATATATTACTTTTTTTAAACAAAGGTATTGCTTTTTAGTATTTTTTATGATATACTATTAGTATAGACTTAGAAATTACTCTTTAAAGATTCTTTACTGCACCTTATATGATAAATATTATATGATAATTATTAAATGTTTAACTTATAAGGCATACAAGCATCTTTAAAGAGTCTTTAAAGAGGGTCATATGACTGTTCCTGTTAAACGGAAACGTGGAAGACCACGTAAAAACGATGTTTCTTCTGTTAAAAAAGGAAGTCGCAACGCTGTTGGTCGCCCAAAGGGTGACGCTGCTGTTATTAACGAATACAAAGCACGGATGTTAGCTTCACCGAAGTCCAGAAAGGTGCTTGATACTATCTTTGACGCTGCATTAGACCATGATCATAAGAATCAAGCGGCAGCGTGGAAGCTTGTTATGGACAGAATACTACCTGTTGCGGCTTTTGAGAAGGATATTGTTAAAGATGGTGGACGTAACGCCATTCAGATCAACATTAGTGGTGTTGGTGCGGTAGAAGTACCTGAACCTACAATCATTGAAGGAGAAGTAGTAGATGAATCTTAAGCATTTTGACCCTTCAGAGTTTAATTGTCAGGTTACTGGGCATAACAACATGGAGAAAGACTTCCTAGAGAAGATGGACGAGTTAAGAGACGCGTGCGGGTTTCCTTTCACTATCACCAGTGGGTATCGACACCCAACTGATCATCCGATAGAGGCTAAGAAAGAAGTACCCGGCACTCACGCTCAGGGGATCGCGGCGGATATAAAAATAACAAATGCCGTGTTTCGCCTTAAGATAGTAACAAAGGCTATTGAGCTAGGATTTACAGGAATAGGTATTGCTGACGACTTTGTACATGTTGATACAAGAGGATCTACTCCTGTTATGTGGACGTATTAGTGGATTTAAACATTGAACTACTGCCTTGGCAACAAGACGTTTGGGCAGACGATACACGGTTTAAAATAGTAGCGGCAGGACGACGTACTGGTAAGTCCAGACTTGCTGCATGGATGTTAATTGTTAATGCGTTGCAAGCAGATAGAGGACATGTATTTTATGTTGCGCCGACACAAGGACAAGCACGAGACATCATGTGGCAGACTCTCCTTGAGCTTGGCAATCCTGTTATCTCTGGTAGCCACATCAATAATTTACAAATCAAGTTGGTCAATGGAGCAACCATTAGCCTCAAAGGGGCTGATAGACCAGAGACAATGCGTGGGGTGTCGTTAAAGTTCCTAGTGCTGGACGAGTACGCAGACATGAAACCTGACGTATTTGAACAGATCCTAAGACCTGCGTTGGCTGACCAAAAAGGCTGTGCAATGTTTATTGGGACACCGATGGGTCGTAACCATTTTTATGACTTGTACAAATATGCGGAGCTAGATGATGATCCGACTTACAAAGCTTGGCACTTTACTTCTTACGATAATCCTATTCTTGATCCGGATGAAATCGATATTGCTAAAAGGTCTATGTCTTCTTATGCGTTTCGTCAAGAGTTTATGGCGTCGTTTGAAGCCCGTGGTTCGGAGATGTTCAAAGAAGACTGGGTCAGTTTTGGAGAAGAGCCTGACGAGGGTGACTACTACATTGCAATCGACTTGGCGGGTTTTGAAGAAGTAGGTAAGAAACGTACAAAGAATGCCAAACTTGATGAGACTGCTATATCTGTAGTTAAAGTAGAAGACGACGGGGATTGGTTCGTAGAGAACATTATATATGGGCGTTGGACATTAGATGAAACAGCCGTCAAGATATTCCAAGCTGTGCGTGATTACAGCCCTATTTCTGTTGGCATCGAAAGGGGAATTGCTAAACAGGCAGTTATGTCTCCCTTGCTTAACTTACAAAAGAAATACGCACAGTTTTTTAGAATTGAAGAACTAACGCACGGTAACAAGAAGAAAACAGACAGGGTAATGTGGGCGTTACAGGGTAGGTTTGAAAACAACACCATTACCTTAAACAAAGGCGAATGGAACAGTAGATTTCTTGACCAACTGTTTCAGTTTCCTGATCCATTGACGCATGACGATTTAGTTGACTCTCTTGCGTACATAGATCAATTAGCTAATGTTCCTTATGGTATAGGGGATATAGATTTCGATGAGCCTGAAATTTTAGATATTGTAGCAGGATACTGATATGACTGAACTATATGAACAAGATCCATTGATGATCCAAGAGTCTCTAGAAGATTGGGTTATAAACAAGTGTGAAGATTGGAGGGATAACTACGAAAGCAATTATGAACAGAAATTTGAAGAATATTATAGATTATGGCGTGGTCAATGGAGTGCTGCTGACAGTGAGCGTGGGTCTGAGCGTTCCCGTATTATTTCTCCTGCATTACAACAGGCTGTTGAGTCTAATGTTGCTGAGTTAGAAGAAGCGACGTTTGGACGTGGTAAGTGGTTTGACGTTAGTGATAACTTTGGTGATACAGACAGACAAGACGTACAGTTCTTGCGTAACAAACTTACAGAAGACTTTGAAAACTGTATGGTACGTAAGGCCGTTGCAGAATGTCTTATTAACTCAGCAGTGTTTGGTACAGGCATTGGTGAGATTGTTATTGAAGAGATGAAGGAAATGGTTCCTGCAACTCAACCTGTTATGGGAGGTGATCTACAAGCCGTTGGTGTTAACATCACTGAGCGTGTCGTTGTAAAGCTTAAACCTGTACTGCCTCAGAACTTTCTAATTGACCCTGTAGCAACGTCTGTAGAGGATGCTATGGGTGTAGCTGTTGATGAGTTTGTCAGCAAACACCATGTAGAGATGTTACAAGAACAAGGCGTGTATAAAGACGTGTACGTAGGTTCTGCTGCACCTGATACAGACCTAGAACCTGACCAAGATCTTACTGTTTACAGTGACGACAAAGTACGTCTTACTAAGTACTACGGTTTAGTGCCACGAGAGCTTCTAGATTCCGCTATGAGCGACGATATAGAAGAGCTGGTAGAAGAGGAAGGGTCTGATTCAAAGTACGTAGAGGCCGTTGTAGTGATCGCTAACGGGGGTACGTTACTAAAAGCAGAAGCTAACCCCTACATGATGGAAGATCGTCCTATTGTTGCATTTCCTTGGGATGTAGTCCCCGGACGTTTCTGGGGCCGTGGTGTCTGTGAAAAAGGCTATAACAGTCAGAAAGCTCTTGACACTGAGTTACGTGCAAGGATTGATGCATTAAGCCTTACTATTCATCCTATGATGGCAATTGATGCTACGCGACTACCTAGAGGTTCTAAGCCAGAAGTACGACCCGGTAAAATGATTTTAACTAACGGAGACCCTCGTGAAGTTTTACAGCCTTTCAACTTTGGTCAAGTTAATCAAATTACTTTTGCTCAGGCCGGAGCCTTGCAGCAGATGGTACAACAAGCAACAGGAGCCGTTGACTCAGCAGGAATCGCAGGTCAGGTTAATGGCGAGAGTACTGCCGCTGGTATTAGTATGTCTCTTGGCGCTATTATTAAACGTCATAAACGCACACTGATTAACTTCCAACAGTCTTTCCTAATCCCTTTTGTTAAGAAAGCAGCGTATCGTTACATGCAGTTTGACCCAGAAAACTACCCCGTGGCTGACTATAAGTTTAATGCTAGTAGTACTCTTGGTATTATTGCAAGAGAATACGAAGTAACTCAGCTAGTACAGTTGTTACAGACTATGGGTAAAGACTCTCCGTTGTACAATACACTAATACAGTCTGTTGTTGACAACATGAACTTGTCTAACCGTGAAGAGTTACTTGCTGCATTGGCTCAAGCTTCACAGCCTAACCCTGAAGCACAGCAAATGCAACAACAAGCACAACAACTACAAATGCAGTTCCAGCAATCTCAGACTCAGGCACTGTCTGCACAAGCTCAAGAGTCACAAGCTAGAGCCGCTAAGTTAGCTGCTGAGGCTGCTGTTGTACCTCAAGAACTAGAAATAGATAAGATCAATGCTATCACCCGAAACCTTCGTGAAGGTGATGCTGAAGATAAAGAGTTTGAACGCCGTATGAAAGTGGCTGATACTCTCCTCAAAGAAAAGCAAATAGAAGGTAAGACTAATGTTAATAACGCAAAAAGAAATGCAGTCCCTGCTGGACCAAGTCAACGACCACTTCAAAGGAACGTTCCAGCGCCTCAAAGTCCTAGAGGACCAGCTGAACCAACTGGAAACCAAGGTGGAGGGATTATCTAATGTCAAAGAAAGACCCAAGACTAGCACGAGCAGGAGTAAGCGGGTTCAACAAACCAAAGCGGACGCCTAATCATCCTAAGAAGTCTCATGTAGTTGTTGCTAAGGAAGGCGACAAGGTTAAAACTATTAGGTATGGACAGCAGGGTGTTAGTGGCGCAGGTAAAAATCCTACTACTGCAAAAGATAAAGCAAGGCGTAAATCGTTCAAGGCAAGACATGCTAAGAACATTTCAAAAGGGAAGATGTCAGCCGCTTATTGGGCTAATAAATCTAAATGGTAAGGAGAGTAATATGCCACAAGGAAAAGGAACATACGGAAGTAAAGTAGGTCGTCCCCCTAAAAAGAAAGCGGCGACTAAAGCAAAAAAGCCCGTAAAGCGAATTACTCAAGAAGAAGTAGAAGCTCGTATTAGGGATGCAAACAAAAGAGAAAAGAATATGACACCTAGTCCTGCTATGCAAAAGAAGATGGCAGAGCAAATGCGTAACAAGAAAATGGACGCTAAGATGAAGGCTGCTGTTAAGAGAGTAAAAAATGGCAAAGGCAAAAAGTAGTCCTAAACCTAAAAACAAGGCTTTGTACTCACGAGTTAAAGCAGAGGCTAAACGCAAGTATAAGGTTTGGCCTAGTGCTTATGCTTCTGGATGGCTGACTAAAGAGTACAAAAAACGTGGTGGTACTTATGAGTAAAGCCAAAGGAGGCTTAACCAAGTGGTTTAAAGAAGACTGGGTTGATGTTAAGACAGGTAAAGCATGTGGACGAAAGTCTGCTAGTAAAAGTAAACGTCCTTACCCTTCTTGTAGACCCAAAGCTGTAGCATCTAAGATGACAGCAGCAGAAAAGAAGTCTTCTGCAAAACGTAAAACAGGACCAGCTAAAATTAAACATGCAGTAACAGCGTCAGGCCGTAGACGAAAGGCTACAAAAAAAGCTTGACACCTAAGAAAAAACATGATATACTATTAGTATACACAGTAACTTTAGAGGAAACTATGACACCCGAGCTTGAAACATACTTTAACAATTACAATGAATTGTTTAATCATGAAGGTTTCAAACAACTCGTTAACGAGCTTTCTACCAACGCACAACAGTTAGCAGATATTCAAACAGTTAAAGATCTGGAAGATTTACATTTCCGCAAAGGTCAAGTCGCTGCTTTTGCTACTGTAATAAACCTACAAGGAACTATCGAGGCTGCTCGCGATCAAGCAGAAGCTGAAGATGAAGACCCTATAGATGTATAAAATATACGACTTCCGTTGTACTAACGGACATGTCTTTGAAGAATTTGTAGTTAGTGGTGTTACAACCAGTAGGTGCGGTTGTGGTGCTAACGCTACAAAAATGGTATCTGCCCCGTCTTTCCACCTTAATGGCTCCGATGGTTCATTCCCCGGAGCTTCTATTAAATGGACTAGGGAACACGAAAAAGCAGGTAGTAAATAGTAACTCCATAATGATTATAATCACGGAGATTAATAATGTCAAGAGCAACATTAGTTGACCCGCAACCCGAAGTGGAAAACGCGGATGATATAAACGAACAAGCAAATGAGACTCAGTACGAAGAAGAAGTAACTGAGCAACCTCAAGAGCAGTCTACCGTTCCAGAGAAGTATCAAGGTAAGTCGCTGGAAGAAGTCGTACAGATGCACCAAGAAGCTGAAAAGCTTTTAGGTCGTCAGTCTGGTGAGGTAGGAGAACTTCGTAAAGTGGTTGATGATTACATTAGTAGTCAAGCACCCGCGCAAGCACCTCAACAATACGTTGAGCCTGAAGAAGATATAGATTACTTCACTGACCCACAAGGTGCTGTTAATCGTGCTATTGAGAACCATCCTAAAATTAGAGAAGCAGAGCATTACACTGTTGAATACAAAAAGCAGTCGTCTCTTGCTACGCTTCAAGCTAAACATCCAGATATGCAAACAATACTAGGAGACCCTAAGTTTGCAGAATGGATCAAAGGATCTAAGATTAGGACTCAGTTATTTGTAGCGGCTGACCAAGGTTATGATTCTGATTCTGCTGATGAGCTATTTACACTCTGGAAAGAACGTAAAGTAGTTGCACAACAGACTGTCAATGTTGAAAAACAGGCACGGAAGCAAACACTAAAAGCAGCTAGTACAGGTAATGCACGAGGCAGTAACCAAGGGACAAGGAAGAAAGTATATCGTCGGGCCGATATTATTAAACTTATGAGAACAGACCCAGACCGTTATACAGCATTAGCCGATGAGATTATGGCAGCTTATGCGGAGGGTCGAGTAAAATAATCTAGGAGATTACAATGGCTACTCAAACTTATCCCGGTACGGTTGGCGGTGGAAGTATCGTCAACAAAACAGCAGCTGCTACTTTTATTCCAGAAATCTGGAGTGACGAGATTATTGCTGCATATCAGAAGAACCTGAAGATGGCTCCTCTGGTTAAGAAGCTTCCAATGACAGGCAAGAAGGGCGATGTGATTCACATTCCTAAGCCTATCCGTGGTGCTGCTTCTGCTAAGGTTGCTGACACTGCTGTCAACATCCAAGCAAACGTAGAAGGCGAATTGCAGATTTCTGTTAATCGTCACTTCGAGTACTCACGTTTTATCGAAGACATCGTAGAAGTACAGGCGCTTAACAGCCTCCGTCAGTTCTACACTGAAGATGCTGGTTATCAGTTGGCTCTTAAGGTTGACACTGACCTTATGAATGCTGCTACTGGTTTTGGTGATGGTACTCTTGACCTTGCTGCTCCTACTGGTGCGGATTGGGAAAACAGTAACTCATACTTCTTTGATGCCGCCGCAACAGGTGGTACTCCATTAAGTTTGTTTGATGCCGCTGGTGGACACAGTGTAGCCGCTGGTGACGTTTTCAGTGATGCTGGTTTCCGTCAAGCTATCCAGTTGTTGGACGATGCTGATGTACCAATGGACGGACGTTGCATTATTGTTCCTCCAGTAGTACGTAACACCATCATGGGTACTGAGCGGTTCTCGTCTTCTGACTTCGTATCAGGACAGACTGTCAACACTGGTCTTATTGGCAACTTGTATGGCGTAGATGTTTACGTTTCATCTAACTGTCCAACACTTCAGTCTAATGTACGTGGTTGTATTATGATGCAGAAGGATGCCCTTGTACACGCAGAGCAAATGTCTGTACGTTCACAGACACAGTACAAGCAAGAGTACCTCTCAACGCTGTTTACTTCGGACACTCTTTACGGTGTTCAGGTATATCGTCCAGAAGCTGGTCTTGTTCTTGCTGTCTACGATGCGTAAGTAGTTCTGAGGGGAAAGCTGGTAACAGTTAGTACCCTCATTTTATTTCTTCAAAACCTACGACTACTTTACTGAGAGCGTTAAGCCATGACTGACTATACAAAGACTACTGACTTTACATCAAAAGATTCCTTACCGTCAGGCGACTCAGGTAAAATCATTCGAGGCGCTGAATTTGGTACAGAGTTTGACAATATCCAAACAGCAGTAAACTCTAAGTCAAACAAAGAAAACCCCTCCTTTACCGGCAATATTACAGTCACAGGTACTGTAGATGGCCGCGACATTGCCACTGATGGCACTAAACTAGACACCATTGAAACTAGCGCAGACGTTACTGACACAGCTAACGTTACTGCTGCTGGTGCTTTAATGGATAGTGAAGTTACTAACCTTGCACAAGTAAAAGCATTTGACTCTTCTGACTACGCTACTGCCGCACAAGGTACTACTGCTGATAATGCACTTCCCAAAGCTGGCGGAGCAATGACTGGTGCGATTACTACTAATAGCACCTTTGACGGACGCGACGTAGCTACAGACGGTACTAAGCTGGATGGTATTGAAGCCTTAGCAGACGTAACAGATACAACTAATGTTACTAATGCTGGTGCCTTGATGGACTCTGAGCTAACTGACCTTACTGCTGTTAAGTCTCTGGATCAAGGCGTAGCTACTACTGATACTCCAACCTTTGCAGGTCTTGCTACTTCTGCCAACGTGACCTTCGGTGACAACGACAAGGCCATTTTCGGTGCTGGTGATGACCTACAAATCTACCACTCAGGCTCTGCTTCACACATTACTGACTCAGGCACTGGAAACCTTTTGATACAAGGCACTGACGTTAGATTGCAGAATGCTGGAGCCACTGCTAACTACTTAAAAGGAACAGATGGAGCAGAGGTTTCTTTATTTTATGCAGGTGGTGAGAAACTAGCCACAAGCTCATCAGGCATTGACATAACCGGTAATGCTAATTTTGCTGACAATGGCAAAGCTAGCTTCGGTACTGATAGCGATATGTCGTTATTCCATAATGGCAATAATGCTTTTCTAGACAACGACACTGGTACTTTGTTTATTCAAACAGATTCATTTAGTGTTAAAAACGCTACTGGAACTGAAAGCTTAATGTTAGGAACCGCTGATGGCGCTGTAACTCTCTATCACAACAACGCCGCCAAACTAGCCACAACCGCCACAGGCATCGACGTAACTGGCTCTGGTATTTTTACAACTGCGGACAACAGCGCACAAGTCACGCTTATCTCTACAGATACAGATGCCTTGGCGGGGCCACAACTTAATCTTTGGAGAAACTCAGGCACTGGGACAAACGGTGACTTGATTGGTCAAATTACGTTTACAGGTGAAGACACGGTTGGTTCTACAAATACGTTTGCAACTATTTATGGCGTAGCAGACCAAACAAACAATGGCGCTGAAGACGGCTCTATTCACTTCCAAACGCTTATCAATGGCGTTTTAGCGGATAGGCTTGAAATTAATAATGCTGGAAATTCTGTGTTTACTGGCAATGTGGGTATTGGTACTAGCAGTCCTGCTTATAAATTAGATATTTATGGGAGTAGTTCATCTAATGTAGATGTGTTGCACCTGTTAAATGAAAACGTAACGTTAGGTAATTCAGTAGGCGTTATGTTTGAAAACTATTCAGGTAGCGGCCTTAACCAAGGTCGTATTAAGTATCTAAACTCTGGAGCTAATAACTCAAACTCATTTGTTTTTGAGCAAGAAATAAACGGTTCTAATGGGCTTCAAGAAACCATGCGCCTCGATTCTAGCGGCAACTTGCTAGTCAACGGCACGAACGCCACTGCAAAAATGGTCGTCGACGGAGATGCCAACGCCTACACCGCTCGATTTAACTCCAGTGCAACTACAGGCCAAGCTTTTGGCACACGAGTCAGAGCAGGAACCAATTCCTCTGATTATGCTTTGCTTGTAGAAAACACTAGTGCGGCATCAATGCTTGCTGTTCGTGGTGATGGAAATGTTGGTATTGGCACTAGCACCCCACAGGCATCTATACACACTACAGGTGATGCCATAATTGGCACAACTACCTCCGGCGCTTCTTATGAAGGTGTATTACAGATTGCTGATGGCGCTGTGAATGAAAGAACTGTTGTTCTTATTTACAACAACCACCCAGACCAGTTTATGAAGTTAGGTCAGGATGTAAACACAGCATTTATTGGCAGAGATAATGCAGACGAGTTTGCTATTGGTTTATTTGATAACGCCGCAGATACAACACTGTCCAAGCAGTTTGTTATAGATGCTAGTGGTAACGTGTTGGTAGGTAAAACGTCTGCAGACAACGAAACACAAGGTGTTAGAATTTATCCAACAGGTCGTCAGTCAATAGTTTCTGAAGCTGATACTGCACTACTTATAAACCGAAGAACTTCTGATGGCAGTCTTGTATCTTTTCGCAAAGATGCTACCCAAGTAGGAAGTATTGGTGTTGTTAATACCAACAATCTGAGAATCGGAGGAACAGTCGCTGACCACGCAGGTATTCAGTTTGGTACAAATATTTTAATCCCTGAATCGGGCGGTTCAGCAGTAGACGGTAGTGTGGACTTAGGCTATGCATCAGGACGATTCAAAGACCTTCACCTTTCAGGCGGTGTGCGTGGCACATCAACTATTGACATTACTATTCCTGAAACATCAGGCGGAGCAATCAATTTAGAGTTTGGTAATAACACGAATGCCACCAGACGAACAGTTCAGGCATACAAGGATAATTTCGAGCCAGCCGCCGTTGACACTGGAGTTATTAGCTTAGGTCAAGCCGGAAATAAGTGGAAAGACCTTTACCTGTCAGGTGTTGCTTACTCAGACAGCGTGCTGGTTGGTACTACTTCTACGACTGACTCTGCAAAGTTTTCTGTTTTAAGTTCAGGGACGGCGGCATCTTTTAGAACCACCCCAACTACAGCAACAAGTCTTATTATTTTTAGAAATGGAAATGGTTTAGTAGGTTCTATCTCAACAAACGGCTCTGCAACATCGTTTAACACCTCCTCAGACCAACGCCTCAAGGACAACATCGTAGACGCACCTTCTGCTTCTAACGACATTGACGCTATCCAAGTACGTTCGTTTGACTGGAAGGCTGACGGGTCACACCAGAAGTACGGCATGGTCGCACAAGAGCTACAAAACGTTGCACCAGAAGCTGTGTCTGAAGGCGAGACTGAAGACGACATGCTGGGCGTAGACTACTCAAAGCTAGTACCTATGCTTGTAAAAGAAATTCAATCATTACGTGCCAGAGTTGCACAATTGGAGACTAACTAATGGCTACATGGACTATTGGAACACTTGAGCGTGAATTGGCAGACGGCGGTGTAACCGTTGCACACTGGCGATGCACTGAAGAAGAAACCGTAGGTACTGGCGACGACGCTGTGACTTACTCTGCATCCTCTTACGGTACTGTAGGCTTTACACCAGACCCTACTGCATCTGACTACATTGCCTATGACAGCCTAACTGAAGCTGATGTCTTAGGTTGGGTATGGGAGTCTGTAGGTCAAGACACCGTTGAAGCGGCACTGACTGCTAAGATCGAAGCAGACAAGAACCCAACTAGCGGCTCTGGTGTGCCTTGGTAAATGATTGACCCTGTTACTGCTATTGCTGGAGCCTCTAAAGCATTTGCTATGGCGAAGGCAATGGTAGAAGCAGGGAGAGCTGCCGAAGACACTATGATGCAGATAAGTACTTGGTACGGACACGCATCTGATGTCATTTACGCAGACAACAAGGCAAAAAGAACATCACCTTTTAAGAAGGTTGTATTTAGGAAAAGTGTTGAAGCAGAGGCTATACAAGCTTTTGCTGCAAAGAAGAAAATAGAAGCGCAACAAAGAGACTTGATAACCATGTTGAACTACGCATACGGTAGTCAAGGACTTTTAGAGTTTCGTGAACTAAAGAAGAACATAGCAAGAGAAAGAGAAGAAACGGTTTATAGACAACAAGAACTAAAGGAAGCACTTGTTAGTTCTTTGGCTATAGTGACGATGACAGGGCTTTTAGCTGGGTTGTTAATGTTTATTATAACAGGTGGTAAGTAATGACTAGAACAGAGGAACTAATAGCTAGGCTCGAAGGACACGAGAAGGAATGCCTTGTTCGTTACGAAATGATTCAACGTCAACTTGATTTAGCAGGTAAGGACATTACTGTCAACCGTCAAGCTGTCTTTGCTTTGTATCCTTTTATTCTTGGTGCGTTAGTCTTTGCTGAGTACATAAGATGATAGAAGCTCTTATAGGGCCTGTCACAGGCTTACTAGACAAGTTTATACAGGATAAGGACCAGAAGGCAAGGCTGGCCCACGAAGTCGCTACAATGGCTCAGATACACGCTCAGGAGCTTGCTACGGCACAGATAGAAGTCAACAAGGTAGAAGCATCACACAAGTCCTTGTTCGTCTCTGGATGGCGACCTGCTGTTGGCTGGTGCTGTGTACTAGGTATGACAGGTAACTTTATGGTTATACCGTTTACTAATTTTATTCTGGCATTGTTGGCTATTGAAGTAACTATACCGCTTATTGATCTAGAGACTATGATGCCTGTACTTATGGGTATGCTTGGTCTTGGTGCAATGCGTTCTTATGAAAAGACTAAGGGCGTATCGAGGGAAAAGTAAATGGCTAGAAAAGCTAAAACAGGAATGCTAACAGGTAAAACAGATAAACCTGCTATGCCTACAAAAGATACAACACCTCCTGAGACTGGTGGTGTTAAGCCTATGCGGGATGTTAAAGGTGATAGCACTCCTTCCGAAATGACGTTTACTTTTTTTGAAGGCGCTGAACGCGGTGATGCTAGTCCAACTTCTTTGTACGGCAGTAGAGAAGCTGAACAGCTAACTGAAGCAGAGCTACGCGCATACTTTGAAGGCGATACTGTAAACCGTTTGCCTGAAGTATTTGGCGACTTTGATAACTACCTTGCTTACATGACTGAGCGTGAAGGTTTAATTCAGTCCGGTGATTACGACGTAGGTAACTGGGACGAGTACACCGGGTCGTTAACTGAAGACGAGTTGATGATTCTTGGTGGTGACGATTTAACTCAGTACGGTGATGATGCGTCTTCTACGTATGAAGAGCTTTATGGAGAACGTACACAAAACCAATCAGCGGCGTATGATAACTGGGTTAATTCAGAAGCTAACCAAGCACTGTTACAGAAGTACGGTGTTAACGATACAGTCTATAGTGAGACAGGTGATAAGTTTCAGTGGAACGGTTCAGCTTATGTAAAGACTGTTGAAGTAGGTCACGCAGATATTTATGATTACGCAAAAGTAGGAATGGCTTTATTAGTTTCTACTGTAGGCTCTCCTGCTTTAGCTTCTGCTTTTGGTGGTGGTTTTATTGGCGGGGCTAGTGCTGGTGCTGTTACTAGTGCAATAAATCAATTAATAATAACAGGTGAAATAGACTTAGAAGATTTAGCTGTAGCTGCGGTTCAAGCAGGTGCTAGTGAGTTTTTAGGAGATTATTTTGAAACTGCAAATACTGAAGCACAAAACGCAACTCAAGAATACGCAAACGGTAAATTTAATGAATACTCAGAAGCTCTTATTGAAGCGCAAGAGTCTGGGAATGAAATCTTAGAAAATTATTACAATAATCTTTTAGAACATTTTGAGCCTCTTACTACAGCAGGGTCTGGAGAATTAGCTCAACAAGTATCTGAGGTTCTTAGCAACACCGATGTCATTATAAATTTGGGTGAGACTATTGTTAATAATGCCGGGTTAATAAACGAAGCTACAAATATTGTTGAAGAAATAGAAGAAAACGAAGAAGTATCTACATCAACAGATCTTCCAAATGTAAACAGCGAAACTGTTCAAGAATTATTAGACGCTGTAGAAGAAACGCCTGATACTCCTCTTCAAGAAGTTCCTTTAGAGCTTGAAGATGTTGCAGAAGATGAAGAAGAAGATCCTATATTAGACATGCCTATAACTATTTCTCCTCCTACATTACCGGAACAGGAAGAAGTAGAAGAAGAAGCAGGAGAAGGTGCAGAAGCAGCAGAAGTAGTACCTGAAGTAGTACCTGAAGTAGTACCTGAAGAAGAAATAGTTGATATTACTTCAGACGACTCTATAGAAGCTGCTGATTCAGAACTGCAAGATACTACATCTATAACAAATGAAATTTTTGGAGATGTTATAGAAGCAGGAGAAAGCGATGCAGCAGTAGTTGATTATACTACAGCAGAGCAAGTAGCTGAAATGGTTAATAACGCTCTTGCTAATCAGCCTAATGTTGAAAACATGACTTCTGAAGAAGTGTCTCAAATCGTAAATGAAATAATAGCTAACACTCCTCAAGCAGAAACTTTAACTCCTGAGCAGATTGAAGCTGTTGCAGAGTCTGCTGCATCTAATATTCAAACTACTATTCAACAAGACATTTCTGATGTTAGGGAAGAAGTTAGTGATGTTCAAACAGAACTAGGCACTTCTATACTAGGTATTCAAAGAGAGGTTAGTGAAGTAGAACGAAGTTTAACAGAGGCTTTAGAAGCACATACAATAGGACAAGCTCGAGAGTTAAGTGAAGCTGAAGCTAATTTGTTATCAGAATTAACAGGTGTAGAAGCTGATATATTGCAACAAATGTCTGTTGTTGAAGGAGGTTTACAAGACGGTTTATTAGACTTAGGGCAAAACATAAATGCAGTACGGACTGACTTACAGTCACAAATAACTGTTGGGCAAGAAGAAGCAGCAGAAGAACGTAGAGATTTACAACAAGCTATTATTAGTGTCGGTGGGGATATTGACGCACTAGATGAACAAACTAGAGAGCAGTTTGATCAATTTGGTCAGAATGTTAATGACCTGTTTTCTGATGTTAATGTCGATATTGAAGGACTTCAAGAAGGTCAAGTTAGTCAAGCAGAAGCTCAAGAAGAGTTTGAGTCTAGTGTAGCAGGTCAGTTTGAGCAAGTAGGTGGTGAGCTTACAGGTATTCAATCTGATATTAGTGGGCTAGGTCAACAAATCGGCGGTGTTGGAGCAGGTCTTGCGGGGCTTGGTGAGGGCATTGCAGGACTAGGAGAAGGTTTAGGTGCTGGCTTAATGGGTCTTGCGTTACAACAACAACAACTACCGGAACAAATAGCAGCGGCTATGCCACGACAACCTGTAAAGTTTGATCCATTCTTAAAAGGACTATCACCTAGAAAAATGCCTAAGCCATTAAAGGTACAAGGAATGCTGGTATGACATATCTAAATCTTATGAACAGTGTACTACGCAGACTTCGTGAAGAAGAAACTACGTCTGTTACAAGTACAACCTACGTTAAGATGGTAGGTGATTTTATTAACGATGCCAAAACATTAGTAGGTCAAGCTGCTGATTGGTCTGCGTTACGTGAAACATTAATTATAACTACTGCGGCTTCAGACAACACTTATTCATTAACAGGCGGTAGTGATAACATTAAAGTAATGTCAATGTTAAACGATACTCATAACTGTTTTATGGAGTATCAAACTAAAGACTGGTTTAACGAAGCACTGTACATTGGAAATGCTTCAGAAGGAACACCGCAATATTATACTTATAACGGTTTAGACGCTAACGGTGATACGCAGATCCTTGTAGGACCAACACCAGACGGTGTGTATACCATACGTGTTGATACTGTTAAACGACAGGTAGATTTGTCTGCTGATGCTGATACATTGTTAATACCTTCACAGCCAGTGATACATTTAGCTGTTGCTTTGTTAGCTCGTGAACGTGGTGAAACAGGTGGTACTTCTACTGCTGAGTACTTTACTATTGCTAACCAGTACTTGTCGGACGCTATTGCTATTGACGCGGCAAAGCATCCTGAAGAGATGGTATTTAGGACTATCTAATATGGCCCAAGAACTTCAAAGCATAAATCTTGTAGCTCCAGCGTTTAAAGGAATCAACACTGAAGATTCTCCGCTTGCTCAAGATCCGTCGTTTGCAGAGATTGCAGACAATGCCGTGATTGATAAGCGTGGTCGTATTGCTGCACGTAAGGGCCACACTGTTATAACAACAAACAAGACTGTACTTGGTACTGATTCATTACGTGCCATCAAGAACTACAGAGACAACGCAGGAAACACTAAGTTATTTTCTGTAGGTAACAACAAGATTATTAGTGGTACAGCTACACTGGTTGATGAGACTCCTGCTGGTTATGCAATTAGTGCTAACAATTGGAAGATTGTCAACTTTAACGATCACTTGTTTTTCTTTCAACGTGGTTTTGAACCTCTTGTATACTCTCAACATACAGGTGTTGTAGAGAAAATGTCTGTCCATGCACACGCTACAGGCGTAGCCAGCACTATGTATGGAAACGAAGTGTTAGCCGCGTATGGACGTTTATGGACAGCCGACTTTAGCACTAACAAATCTACTATATATTGGTCTGACTTATTAGACGGCGTTGCTTGGACAGGTGGCTCTAGCGGTAACATAGACATATCTAAAGTATGGCCTGATGGTTATGATGAAATTGTATCGTTAGCTGCACATAATGATTTGTTAATTATATTTGGTAAGCACAGCATTGTTGTTTATGCCGGTGCTACGTCTCCTGCTTCTATGACTTTATCAGACACAATCGCAGGTATTGGTTGTGTTAATAGAGACACGGTACAGTATACAGGCACAGATGTATTATTCCTAGCGCATACAGGACTTAAAAGCTTTGGCAGAACAATACAAGAAAAGTCAATGCCTATTAGTAGTTTGTCAGGCAATATCACGAAAGATCTTATTGCCGCGTTACAGAATGAGACTGAGTTTTTTAGATCTGTTTACAGCCCCGAAGAAGGTTTCTACTTACTAACGTTTACTGGTCAAGACATGACATATTGTTTTGATGTAAGAGGCACGTTAGAGAATGGGTCTTATCGTGTTACTCGGTGGCCTTCTACTGGTTTTACATCGTTTACAACACTTACTGATGGAACATTATACATAGGAACCAGTAACGGTATTAGTACTCATACAGGTTATACCGATAACAATGTTAGTTACAGGTTTAAGTATTACAGTCCTAGCTTAACATTCGGTGATAGCTCAAGAATTAAGATTTTAAAGAAGCTTAAACCTACGTTAGTGGGTGCTAACAATGCAACAGTATTTATGAAGTGGTCGTATGACTTTGATACAACATACGCTACAGCAGAGTTTACAGTAGGTACTCAGATAACTGGGTTCTACGGTGAAAGTGAGTATACAACAGTAGAGTTTACAGGTGGACAGTTAACAAACCAACGTAGTCTCAACACAACAGGATATGGAACTAGTGTACAGGTAGGTCTTGAATCAGAAATTAATGGCTCATCTTTATCGCTACAAGAAATTAACGTAATGGCTTTGATAGGTAAGCTACTTTAATAGGAGACAACAATGTCACTACCAGCATATTTCACTCCAGAATCAGTGGCCGCTTCTAATGCCGCATTTAATGCGGTCAATCCAGTTGGCGGCTTAAACCTTCCCGGTTACACGGGGCAAAGTGGTGGTTTGTCAAGCGGCGGCTTAAACCTTCCCGGATACACTGGGCAAAGTGGTGGGCTTTCTGGAGGAGGGCTTAACATACCTACTATGGGTAACGCTAATATATCTCCTCAGCTAGCGTCTGCAAACCCTACAGGATTTCAACAATTCCTTACCGGTGCTGGTAATGTTCTTGGTGACATCTTTGGAGGAGTGCAACAAATAGGCTCTGCTATCTCACCAGCTATGCCAGCTATTGCTGGGTCTTTGCTGACTAAAGAAGCATACGATAGACTCAGCAACGTAGGTGACACAGCTTATCAACGCTCTATGGATCTTGCAGAAAGGGGTCAACAAGAGTCACAGTTCAGACCGTTTACTGTAACTACTCCTACAGGATCTTCGTTTACTGCTCGTATGGGTGGTCAACCACAGCCTCCTATGCTGACTGGTGGACCTGTAGCGCCTCCTGCGGGGATAATGCCTCCAATGAACATCCCCGTTACTTCTGGGAATGAATTTAATAGAAGAATGGAAGAAGAGGTGAGGCGTCTAAATCCGGGTATGTTTGGACAGCCAGTAACTGGTGGACCTGTAGCGCCTCCTCCGCAATTTACACCTGTTCTTAGATCAATGCCCGGCACTGTAGCGGACGGTGATGGTGCATTTGGAAGTGGGCAAGGGCGCGAAAGGACGGGTTTTACTGAGGCGGGTCTAAGGGCACTTGAAATGGCGGAAGAGATGAGGCGTCTAAATCCGGACAGGCCGCCTCCTCCGAGGATGGTTCCACAGCCAATGCCGATAGCTCCACAGCCAATGCCTCAGCCAGTAACTGGTGGACCTGTAGCACCTCCTGCTGAGATGCCCCGCTTTGCTGGCGGTCCTGATAGCCAACCTGCGGCAGACGCTATGGCAAGGCAATATCAACAGCCAATGTCTCAGCCTCAAGAAGGTCTTGAGATAGGTATGTCTTTGTCTCCTGAAGAGCAATCTATGTACGAAGGATTGTTTGGCGGTGCAGGGCGGTTCTTTGGTCAAGCTCAACAGCCCACAGCAGGACGTGAGCAAGAAATCTTTAACCGTATGAGAGCGGCACAGATGCCTGAAGAGCAACGTCAGCGTCTTGCGTTAGAAGAGCGTTTAGCGTCTCAAGGTAGACTAGGAACATCTTCTGCTGCCTACGGCGGTGCTACTCCTGAAATGCTGGCTATGGCTACAGCGCAGGAAGAAGGACGTAACAGAGCTATGCTAGGAGCTATGCAACAGGCTCAAGCAGAACAAATGCAACAAGCATCATTAGGTCAACAGTTCCTTGGTTCTAGCTATCTGCCACAACAACAGTTACTGGCTGCTTTACAGCCCGGACTTACACAGCAACAGATGGCACAACAGGCTCAACAGTTTGGTACAGGACTCTTTGGTGAGACTGCTCTGTCTGGTATCGAGGCTCAACTGTTAGCGGAGCAAGCACGTGCTAACCTGCTAGGTGGCGTAGGCTCTAACATTCTTGCTGGTATGTTTACACCACAAACTAACAGGGTTACTGGTGTTAGTACTCCTGCCGCCGGTCTTGGAGACTTAGGTGGTTTGTTTGGTGGTGTTGGAAAAGGGCTTGGCGAAATCGGTCGCGCTATTGGAATAATTAAGTAACGAGGTTAATCATGGCTAAGTTTTCACAAACATTTTTACAAGGTCTGCTACAGCCTTCTTATCAGGAAGGTTTGTTTGAAGCCGCTCGTGGTATTGGTGCTGCTCCTCAGATGAGGGCTTTACAGCAACAGCAACAAGGACAGCAACAAGTTATTGCTGAGGCTAATACTGCTTTACAGTCTAATGACCCAGCCCAGTTAACTGCTGTTTCTCAAAAGTTAGCGGCTTTAGGTACTCCAGAAGCTACTAAATTAGCATTTCAATTAACCCAACGATTAAATCAATTGCAGGGTCCAGAAGCACAGCTTAGAAAAATACAATTAGAAGAGGCTCAGGCTAATCAACAAAAACGCTTACAGACTGAGCGATCTAAAAATGTAGTGGCTGCTTGGACTGCAATGGGTGAAGCAGACAGGGTTAAATTTAAAGGTCAACTACCGGTAGACGATCAACTTTTAATTGACAATGCAGAGCTACAGGACTTAGAAAGACAGAAGCGTGTTGAAGAAATTGAATCTTGGCAAACCTCCAAAGACGCTCCGTTACCTGTAGTTTCTGTTGAAACCGCTATTGGCAACCTTACTGATGGAGACATAAAGACCGCTTTAGAAGCTGACTTGAAAGCTGTTACAGATCTAATACCAGCGGAAGGTGAGCAATATAGCTATGCAGGACAACGAAGTAAACTTGCTGCACAAATTAAAGCAATAAATGAAAAGGCTTTTCGAGCTATCGTTGCAGAAGACTCTGCCAGAATATCAGATGAGCGGTTTGATAGAAGCACTATAAGGCAGGTAGAGGCAGACATTGCTACGTATCGTCCTACTAAACAACAATTAGAGACTAGAGCATCTGAACTAGAGCAAAAAGCAGATAAATGGGGAGATGATGTAGAAGATTTTTATGAAGACGCAGAGAAAGCGTTAATTGACGAATATAGAGAACGTCAAGAAGGACGCTTGAAAATATTAGTACCTTCTTATGAAAGATCTGAAGATGTTTCCGAATCTTTTACAAATGAACAAGAAGAATTAATTACTGCTAATATGAACGAGTACGGTAAGACACGAGAAGAAATTATAACAGCTCTTAAGAAAAAGGGACGTTTATGAGTCTGGTTGTTAAAGGTTTATTCGATGACGATACTTCTTTAGCGGTTCCTTCTTTATTTGATGAGGACGAATCTTTAGTAGTTACTGAATTGTTTGAAGCAGAAAACACTCTTGTTGATAATGTTCAAGCGGCTAATCAAAAAGTCTTAGACGGTTTATTTCTAGGCTTTGGTGACGAGTTTGTTGCAGCTGCTCAAGCTACGTCTGATGAGTTTTTAGAAGGTTTTAGAGTAGCGCCGGGAACCTTAAAAGTTAAAGCACTTGCTGGATTATCTTCAGCGGCTTTAGATTTATTTGATGAAGAAACAGCTCGTGACTATGAAGAATATCTACAAAGAGCAAGAGCTGTTGAAGAAAGGTTTGAAAAAGAAAACCCTATACTTTCTATTGGTTTAGAACTAGGCGGTGCATTACCAACTATTATTGGAACAGGCGGTGTTGCAGGTGTAGGCATGGCCGCGACACGCGCTGGTAACATTGGTAGAGTCGCTGCAACATCTGCTGCTGAAGTGGCTGCCTATGAAATAGGTGAAGGTGAAGGCGATATAGAAGCTAGAGTAAGAGGAATAGACCCTGCTTCTGTTGCGTTGGGTGCAACCATTGGAGGTATCGGCGGTGCTTTCTTAAAAGGTGTCGCAGAAACTCCTAAACAAAAACAAATATTTGACAGAGCCACAGCGACAAGAAAAGACACCATTATAAGTGAGTCTACAGGCGCAGTAACACGTGGTCCTTTACGTGTGTCAGATGAGACCGTTGCTGATCCTGCTGCTTCTACTATAGAAGGTATAAAAAAAGTCACTGATAAGTTAGGACTACGAACAAAAACATGGGCAGCTGAAAATGTCGATGAAGTAAACGCGCGTAAGTTGGTAGACAGCGACGGTCAAACAATGCGTACTATGGCTACAACCATTCAAACTTTAGACAACGCTGCTGGTAAGTCAGGGTCTTTAGCACGTTTAGATAGTTGGTTTGAAAAAACTGAAGCGGGTCAAAGAGCTAAAAAGTTTTTAGCAGACGCCGGTAAGACTGGTAAATACGGTGTTGTTGACGACGCTGCTACAAGACAAGAAACTTTTAACAAGGCTTATAACATTATACGTTACGAAGCGCCTACAGAATTTAGAAAGACGTTTGATGCGTTAAACGCTGAGTTACGTAAGGTTAAAGAATTAGATCCCGGTAACATAGCTACTGGTGATTATATGCCTTTACATATTAAGAGGGGAATACAAGCTGCTAATAGGACAGGGGATTACAAGTCTCCTGTTGCTTCTGTTTTGGAATATGTAGAAGACGTTAGAGTCGCTCACACCTTAGCTAAAAACTACGGAGTAGATATAAGAAAGTTACGTCCTGTTAACAGTGCTAATGACCTTAAAAACATGGCTACTAAGTTAGAAAAGCAAGGTGTTTCTGAAGAAGAAATATCAAAACAAATTTCAAAGTTGATTAGTGAAATACCTAAATCTAATACAGAATCTGTTATTAACGCCATCTACAAAAAAAGTGACGATCTTTCAGAGGCACAGAAAGCAAACCTAAAAGACATTCTTACTACAACTTTTATCAACGGTAGAAAAGCTGCTAACCAAGGTCTAGATGCTTTGCGTGTTGTAGTCTCTACGTCACAGCTTGCAAAGCTTTCTAACGCTATTCTTAACCTGTCTGAAGTAGGTATTGCTGCTACTAACTTCGGTATTGTTAACGCACTAAAGGCTTTACCGGGTTCTGTTAGATCCATGCTGTTAACAGACGGTGATAAGATAGTAGATGACTTTGGCAACACACTCAGAGCTGCTGATTTAGGGATTGTAAACCAATTCTTAGGGGAAATAAAGCAAGCTGGTGGTGGTAAGATAGATAAGGTTGCTGATAAACTTTTTCAAGTTTCTGGTGTCAGAAAGATTAACCGCTTAGGTCAAGAGGTGGCAATCAACGCTGCTCTTAACAAGGCACGTAACTTAGCCAAGAAAGGTAAACTATCAGACTTTAAAGCAGCAAAAGGATTAGATCCTTCAGAGCTTAAAATAATCGAAGATCAATTAAAAAAGAAAAACATACAACATCCTCTTATAAAAGATCTTATCTTCAGAGAACTAACAGATGTTGCTCCTGTATCTAGAGTGTCTATGCCTAAAGCCTTTAACGAACACCCTAACGGAAGAGTTTTCTACAGTATGCTTTCGTTTATGATTCAACAGCAAAACCTATTAAGAGAAAACGTAGGGAGGAATGTTGTTAGGGCTTACAAAGAAGGTCTTAATACTAAGAAAGGTAGAGGACATTTAAAAGAAGCGGCTGATTACGGTCTACGTTATACAATTCTAACCGCAGGTTTGTCAGGTTTCTTTGACGACGGTCGTAAGATTTTACGAGGTGAAGAACAAGCTGAGTATGATCCTGTAGAGTCAACAGCTAATCAACTTGCCGGATTAACGACATTCGGTGTAGTTCAGCCAAGAGCTGCTCAGTACGGTAGACCTACTTTTGATCCTTTAAACCCACCGCAACTTTCTGTTGTTAGAGATGTGGGTAGCCTAGCTATTGAAGGGGCTATGGGCGAAGCAGACATGGATGATGTTGGTAGGGTTATGCAAAGATGGCTCCCCATCGTCAGCACAGTAGATGATTATCTACGATACATGGACGACGGGCAGCGTATTTTTGTAGATTAAATCTCGCAGTTGTTACCAGTACAGGCTAACGTCTGTGACCCTTCAGTCATGTCAGAGTTTTCAGAGATGTTCCACTCAATCGTCTCTGGAAACTCTTCCTTCAGCTTCTCATAAGTCTCTAAGTCAATAGGCTCATAAGGTGCTTGCTGATAGGTATGCTCTGAGTAAGGCAAGAACGACACACCACTGATCTTATCGAACTTGTTATACAACCACTGACCCACTTCAAGAAACTCATCGTCCCTATAATAACAAGTCATTGACGGTTTGTGTTCACACCAGTAGTCCTGATAAATCTCCCACAGTTCTAACTGTTCCATAGCACCCATCTCAGAGGCTACTACAGCCCCGTCAGGAGACTTTATAGGGAAGGAGAATACCTTGGTAGAGGGTGACATTACATCGTCTTCTACGGGGATTCCTGCTTCTTCAAGCACGGTACAGAGGGGGTCTCTTGCGTCCGCTCTGACTCGTCTAATATATTGATCTGAGTATCTAGGGTGGATGCCACTAGCAGAGTCAACCAACTGACTAACAGTACCGGAAGGCTTAACAGCAGTAATGGCAGTGCTAACATTAATACCAAGACGATTAGCCCAAACTGCGTTAGTCTCAATAGACTCCTCTTTAAGCTCCGTAAGCCACGTTTTGAGAACACCTTTATCTCTCCTTCCTGATAGGGTTGGATGATCCATGATACCTGTTAACGACACACCTAGTAATGCTTCTTCCTCAGTGTTCTTCTGCCATACCTTACGTAGGTAACGGAAGTCAGTTAGGGTAGCTTGTAAAGTTCCAAGGATAGCCGCAGTACGTACTTTTCGTTTAAGGTCTGAGAGCGTATCTGTTGACCTGACAACAACCTCTGATAGATTGCAGAATTGGTTAGGCCGTAAGATGATTTCGCTACATGGATTAGTTCCAAAATCATAGGAAGCATCTCGTCGGTCGTTCTTTGCAGCTTGCTTTTGACTTGCGACTCTAGAGAACATACCTCGCTCTCCTGAACGGGACTCGTATAAACTTTTCCACTCATTTAAAAATGCCTCGAAGTCTGGCTTCTCTGTATAACAAGCACTGTTGTTTGCTAGTCCACGTTGAGGGTTGTCTTGCCACCACTGGCCTGACTTGCATCGTCGGAGTCTATCGTCAGTGAGGTTAGACAGACTGATGAGAGCGGACCTGCGTACACCTCCGACGACGACGATCTGTGCAATCTTACAGCAGATATCATGACATTCGATGGAGCTAAGTTTACGTCCAGAAGCCTCCCGAAAGACGCTGACTGTGAAGTTGAACAGATCGACAAGAGGCTCTGGACCAGATGCTCTACCTCCGAAGGTCTTAAGGGCTGCCCCTGCAAGTCGTACTCCAGACACGTCCCATTTTGGAAGTTGGCCTGAATACAACAAGCTAATAAGTTCCCGGTAAGCTTTAGCCCATCCAATCTTGCTGTCGGCGACATGTATAACTGTATCGGTATCATGAAATTCCTCTGCTACTTCTGGTAGTTTAGATACGTATTGACGTTCAACGCTGTAGCCTACACCTGTACCGCACATAAGTACGTACATCATCTCGTCAAACGCTTTAGGGTGGTCAATAGGTAGGTAGCTACAGTTGAAACCAGCTACGTTGTCACGGTCAAGAGCCTCGCCAGCAGTCATCAATGCTCTCATGCTAGGCATAACATCCATGTCGTGAATGTCTTTAAAAATACCGTTAGCTTCTTCGAGTGTTAGCTTGCCTTTCTCAATCCAGAAGTTTAGGTATCGGTCGATTGTTTCTTCCCAAGTCTCACGTCGCTGCTGATCTGGTAGGTAACGTGCATAGCGTGACTTGTGTATGTACTGTTGATATGCGTCCATTAATTCATTTCCTTTATTAGTCTTTCAATATACCACTTACACTTACGTAAGTCTTCTACTGGTTTACCTTTGTAATCATATCGCCAAAGATACTTCAGTGCGTTACCCTTAAGATAACCTTTAAACTCTTGCTCAGGCATAGACGCTTTGATTGCTTCTATAGCTTCTATTGCTCCGCTGTTGTAGTGGTCAGGTCGTTCAACGGGGTCAGGTTTTTTTCTGATTGATAGGTTGTTCAACGCTGTTAAGGCATCCCACTCAGCAGGGGTTACTTTGTCAATGCTCATCCGTATTTCCTCCTTAAATAATTCATGCTAACAGGTAGCTCATCAAAGGAACCGTTGTCTACTTCGTTAAGCATCCAGATACCTGACCAGCTTCCGTTTGTTTGAGGGTTTAGATACTCTTCATCGTGGCTGTAGAAGATACCAGCAAACAATCCAGTGATGTTAGTACCGTCTGCCTTACGAGCGTATGCTATGTCACGGTCTTGGACATGTCCCATAATGCACGACATGAACTTCTTTTGCAACATAAGTTTTGCACACGTGACGGGTCTTCCCATGACACCGCTGGTGAAGTAGTGGCAGTAGGCGATACCGTCAACGACGATTGGTTGAAGGAAAGGCACAACCTCCCATCCACCTTTCTCCAGCTTGAAGTCATCATAGCTCATTAGTCCTTCTAGTTTAGCGTCAGATTCTATAGCTCTTTCAATACGCTGCTCATGATTACCTAACAGGAATACCATACGAGGGTTCCATGTCCTCTTCTTGTTACTACGAAGACGCTTCTTCTCCTCTCTGATAGGTGCTAGGAAATGTTCCATAGCGTTTAGACCTGCTGTTATGTCACGAGTATACCGTCGTCCCTCAAAGGACTTCTTACCTACGTCATAGCTACTGAGACTTGGCATGTCCCAGTGATCCCCCAGATGTATGATAACGTCAGGCTTTGTATCGGCTGCGTATTGACCAGCCCAGTACATGTGTTCAACACTGTCACCGGGTTTTGATTGAGTATCAGGTATTACTAAGTGTCTAGTCATTGCTTTTTACTCCATCCGACAGGACAGGTTTCTGCGGTGTACCATTCAAATCCCTGCTTGTCTGCCCATTCTTGCATTGTGTATCTTGTCCCGTCAGCTCTACGTCTTGCTCCGGGCATGGCTGTTCTTGGGTTTTGGAAGACAAAGACCAGCTCCTCCTTCTCGCCAAGGCATCGGCTAACATCGACATACTTCTTCGCTTCCGCTCTATCACGAAACCTCCCTTTAGCTTCGATGTAGATAACTACACCACTACTACGGTAAATAAAATCAGGCTCATAAGTCTTAACCTGAGTGTATGTTAGCTTATCAACATGGTACTCACACCGTTTGAACTTACTATGAAGATCATACTCAAACCAACTGTCATAGCCCTTGGGTATGTTACGTCTCGTTCTCTTCACTTGGTCTTTCCCATGTTTGATTAGGTTCACGACGTAGCCAGAGAAGCCTAGCGTTCTCGATGACACGCTCCTCAGACTCTAACAACTCAACACACTTGTTGAACATCTCTATCTCTGACAAGCCTTCAAGGAGTTTCTGAGACTTCTTATCACCGATACCATACACGCCGACAATGTTATCAGCTTTGTCACCCATGATGATTTGACGGTAGAAGAACAGCGTCCCTTCTTTCTCGTTAACAGAAGATAGCGTACGTTTGTTGAAGTTGTAGTGCTTGCACGGTACTTGTTGGAAGTCCTTATCAAGACTAACAATGATGCTGTCAGGGGTAGCGTCGATAGCAATCAAGTCATCAGCTTCCTCGTTCTCTGATACAACAGCATTCCATTCTTCGATAAGATACTTACGTATAGCTTGCAAGTGTACAGGCTTTTCTTTGTCCTTACGGTTACCCTTGTAAGGCGCAGTGACGGCTATGTCGTTACGGAAGTTACCCTTACCTGTTAGGTAGACACGGTAGTCTGGTTCGCCATCTATCTTAACGTATAGATCACTGACCAGATCAGATAAGAAACTGCCCGTAGTATAACAGGCAGTCTTAGCTGACTCATCATTGCACTTGAAAGCACAACGATAAGCTACGATGTCACCATCGATTAGGATCACAACGCTTCCGCTTCGGACAGAGAGTTATCGCTGTACTCAATCAGGTTAGTAACCTTCATCTTAATCATGGAAGGCGACCGACCAGTACCAACAGACCAATCGTAATAACCAACAACAGCGATTGCTTCTGATCCGTTAGAGATAAGTACATCTTCAGGTATCTCAACACCATCAGCGTCAGTCAAGCGCATAGGGTTGTTAGACTTCATGGTGATAAAGAAGCCACGGTCGTCACCTTTGTTGCTAGGTGCAATACCCATTTCTTCAATGGCTTCAATAGCTTTATCGCTAAGGTTACCAAGCTGCACTTGGTACTTGTTACTAAACTTGTTGAGCTTGTTACGCTCACACCAGTAAACAGTTCCACGTACAGTGATGGGTGGTAGTTTGTTTGCAGACATAATGTTTCTCCTAGTGGGTTTCTGCCCAGTTGTTACCTACTCTATATTCGCCGTCTAAGGGACACCGTAGGTTTAATGTCTCACCGGCGATTCTGATAGCACGTACACCGATACGTCCGACTGTATCTGCGTAGTGCGTTGTTGTCTCTATCTGCCACTCGTCGTGTACGTTGGCAACAAATCTATGTGGTATGTTCTTCAATCTATCTGACAAGTGTATCAAAGCTTGCTTCATAACGATAGCCCCTGCACCTTGTAATAACGTATTCAGTGCGGCGTGTTCTGATCTTACTCTGAGCTTTCGTCCGTCAAGTCCAGCAAGTACGCCTGACTGAGCCTCGATATGTGTATCTCCTCTAACTCTTTCAAGAGACGGCGTGTTAGATAGAAATGTTTCTTTAAGTCTTCTTCCAGTGTAGCTATTTCCTCCAACGATAGCTCCGATCTTAGCATCTCCGGCTCCATACAGAAACGCATAAATGAATGTTTTCGCAAGAGGCCGCGTCTCAAGTCCAGCTGCTCGTTGATTAGCCGTATGTATATCGCCATTGAGGATTTCATTAGTATAATCTTCGTCATCCATGTAGTGAGCTAACATGCGTAGCTCTAAACCGCTGGCGTCAATGCCAACTAAACTGTTCCCTTCATCCACGGTCCAGCAACTACGGCATTCAGTACCGAATGGTGCAGACACGGCTGGTACTTGTGCCATGTTAGGACTGAGGTGTGTCATACGTCCTGTCACAGCACCGTTAGTGATAACCCTTCCGTGTACCCTACCATCATCCTTGACAGCCTTAAGCCATGAATCTATCTGCGCTACTCGCTTCTGCAACATCATGTAACGTGCAACTGCTTTGGCTTCGGGTAGATCTATACCGTCAAGTACCTTCTCATCAACGATGATGTTACCCTTCTCTGTCTTCTTTTTAAACGTAACGCCAAGACCTTGCAGTCGCTCTGCTATCTGCTTACGTGATCCGGGATTGAAGATAGTGACCTTATCTTTCAGACGCTTACCTGTCTTCTCAGAGATACGTTCCTCAACGATAGGTGGGAAGATACTTTGCAGCTCTGCTTCGATGTTGTTCATCTCAAACATAAGATCCATCATCAGCTTATCAGCGTACTCCGTATCTAACTTGAACCCGTTCCGTTCTTGCTCAGTCACGGCCCAGCCTACACTGTGTTCAAGATCAATAGACTGCTGAGAGAAGTTCTCATTGCGTAGCTGTAGCTCTAACCATTTATGAACCTGTTCAGTCAGCTCAACATCAGCAATACAATACTCGATCATCTCGTCGCAGAGTCCACCGTCGTAGTCAGTGAAGTCTAGCTTACCGGTTCCTCCCAGTATCGTTCCCCAGTTCCGAAGTGAATGCCCTCCGTCTTGACTGGGGTTGTAGAGTCTGGACAGGTAGAGAGTGTCCACAACAGAAGACCTAGCAATATGTATGTCCCAAACACTATCGAGAACACGACAGTCAAATCCGATAAGATTATGTCCAACAATTTTGTCAGCTTCATTCAAGACACTCCTCAATGAGTCCGGTGTTGTATGCACTTGTATATCGTTCTTCACCTTCGTAACTGCACACCAGATCGTTAAGTGATCCGTAGTAGTTTCTATATCCAAGTAACAGGTATTCATGGTAAGTCTCATTCAGTTCGTTACGTTCACTGTTGTGGTTAAACTTCTGGTAAGTCTCCGTCAACAGTTCCTGTTCTAATATCCAGCTCCCAATCTTGCTCATGGTATATCATCTCCTCTAAGTCTGCGAGTGTACGTAAATCTTCCCTATCAATCAATACAAAATCGTAGAGACTATGAGCAGAACAGTGAAGACATAAATCTACAAACTCTTTGCTAACAGCGAACCGCCTTGTAGCTTCGTAGCCTGTTAGCTCTACGTCACACGCAATACATCTCATTCAATTAGTTCCTCTACGGGTGTCAGTTTATCCTGATCTAAGAAATATGCGGGTCTGTTACGACCAAAAGGATCACCCCAGTTTTCCTCTTGTACTATATGATTGTAAGTAGCGTAACCAACTACAGTATACTCAGGAAACTCCCCTACTACTAACAAGTACAACTCACACTTATCGTGTTTCTTGTGGGGCATGACAATAAGCCTACCTGTTTTGTACTTCGTTGTCTTCACATCAATAGTTTTACCATTGTGTATAATATCATGTGCTGGTAAGTCGCTTGCTTGAAAATCTGTCTCAATATCGTAATACACATTTAGAATCTTAGCTGCTGCCATCTCAGAGCCGACACCATCAACGTCAATGTTCTTGTAAGAATCTACATTAACTACGTTTTTATCCTGTCCAAAACCTTTCTCTCTGGCGTTTTCATAACGCATCTTTGCAATGGATTGACAAACTTTCTGTTCGTTCTTTCCTAGCTTATAAGATATCATCATGCTTCTCCTCGCGCTGTGTCAATCTACCTGTTGCTTCATTGTAGAATACTTCACAGGCTTTACCAGTCTTTCCCGTGTACCTGTTCTTCAACACACGCAGCACGGTCGTGTTTCTAACAATGGGATCATCACTCTGACTGTTACGTTCAGCACCGATGACCGCATCAGAGAGCTGTGCAATCGACGCAGAGCCACGTAACATACCAAGTGAAGTAACAGCACCGTCCTCCAGTTGCTTCCCTTCAGGGCGTCGTAGGTGGCTTACAAGGAACATACAAATCCCCATCTCCTGTACGAACGTCCGCAGCTTAGTCATAATCATATCCAAAGCACGTCGCTCATCACCGTTACTCTGGTCAGACACAAGGATAGAGACGTGATCGAGTACGATATAACGTACGCCTAAGACTTTGACGAAGTATCTCATACGGCCCAGTACATTTTCAATCTCGTTACTACCGAAATGCTCCCACAGATAGACGCGGTTCTCATAGTCCATCGTATCGTACACAAGATCAATGTCTTGGTCGTCGTACTCACAGTCAGGTAGGTGTATCGGCTTGTTCAGCTCAAGACCTACCAGTCCACGCATGGTACGCTCGGGTGTCTCCTCAAGAAACATCAAGCCAAGGTTGTCTTCTGACTGCGCCATGATGGACGACACCACCTCACGTAGTAGAGTAGACTTACCCAGTCCTGAGCCTGCACAAATAGTAACCAGCTCTGCTGTGCGTATACCATACAGGTGTTTGTTCAGCCCCTCGAATGGGTACTGTACCTTCGCCTTGGTGAGTGGCTTCTTAATCAGATCACGTAGCTCACCAGCACCGACGATACCTTCGGGTGTGTACGGTTGCGCAGGACCAGAATACTTTGGTGTACGCTTCCGCTTGATTGTTAACAAGATAATCACACGCGTCCTTGTAGCCGTTGACGTGCTTAACAATCCTTGCTTTGTTACCGAACAGATCGGCACATTCCTTTGATGCCTTCTGTCCAGGCTCATCAGCATCGAAGCATATAACAATGTTCTCGAAGCTGTTCAGCCAATCATAAAAAAGGCGACAGTCCTTTGCCGCCGAAGTCGCACCGTTGCGAACGGACACTACTGGAAACTTTGAGCCTGTCATTTGATAAGCCGCTAACGCATCGTACTCACCTTCAACAAGGGTTACATACTTACCACCCGCAGAAAACAAATGCTGTCCATACAATCCTGCTTGCTTCCAATCACCAACGATACTGAATCGTTTGTCAGGGTTACGAACCTTCGCTGCCACTGGCTTTGTTGGATCGTCAGGGTTGTAGTAACCAAAGGTTGTGATGTCTCCCTGCTTCAGGGCTGCGTACTTCTTCGCCGTCGTTCCTGTGATTAAACGGTCGGTGATAGTACGGTACTCCGCTGTGATTAAACGGTGTTCAGTCTGAGTGAATGACGGCTTAGGCTTATCGCTGATAGAACCTAGCTCTCTGACGTTATTAACCCTAGCGGCTGGTGTGTACATATCACATACAAAACACTTGGTCGAGCCGTCTTCGTTATACGCTAACCCATCACTGCTGTCACAGTCAGGACAAGGCTGGTGTGTGTTAGTGAATGTCATGTCTACCAGCTCCCATGTCAGTGTACAGTTCGTCAATCTCACCGTCGTCCATTGCTTCTAACAGTTCAGAAAAGAAACCACCCGCTATGTTTAACGCTTCCGTAATGGTTAACAAGTCTAGCTGCCGTTCAACAATCTCTGAAATCTTTCTCTCTTTAGAGATACTCATAGGATAAATACCTTATAAGTTAATATTAAAATGTTGGTCTTATATGCTTTCTGCATAGAGTCTAACATTACTTTTCTTCATCACGCAAGCGTTTATATTCTTCGATGTCATCCTGTTCAAACTCCTCTGCGTAATTTCCCTTTGCTTCCCAGTAATCTTGGTAGTCGTCGTGCCAGACTTCCCAGCTTTCTCTTTCACTGTTCATAAAACCTCCGTTGTATGCTTGACAATTCTGTATCGTTTACCATTGTCACGTTTTGTGTGAACGTAGTGCTTCGCTTGTTCAATACAGTCTATTGCCCACACCTGCGACCACACGTCGTCGTATAACTCTATGATATATGTTGTATGAATACCAATCATGTGCATGTCTCCTCCTAAATCATGTTGACATATTCGTCATTGATAATTGTCTGCACGTGTATGTAACCTTCAGGCCAGTACGTGTATGACTCCTTGAGTGCCTTCGCTGTTCGGTGTACTGACGCCTCAAAGTGTTCATACATTCCCAGCTCCTCTTTGTAGTACCAGAACGGTATTCGTAACACTGGTTCTGCCGGTCCGTGTTGCTCGTAGTACACCACAATCTCAGCGTCGTTACCAATAGGTCCGTCGTTGCCAAACATCTTTGTATGGTCATTCTCTGGTTGTTTCATGTTCACTCCTTTGCTCCTAAGAATTTATCGAGTTTACCGGACCGCTTGAGCTTTGCAATAGCCCTGCTCTCGATTCTTTTAACGTCCGTCTGTGTGATACCCATAGCATCAGCGACCTGCTGCTGAGTCATGAAGTAATCATACTGCTTACCTTTCTTTTTACTTGTCACGCTTTTAATACCTCACGTGTCGTTATCTCAATATGTAACCATCCCAGCCAAGCGATGTAACCCGCACCACAAAACTCATCCGCTGGTATGTACGCCGTTGATAGCTTAAATCTGTTTGTCAAGTAGACATCAACCAAAAACTTGTCCGTGTCGATAACAATACCGTTGTTGCCTACACCTTCCGGTCCGCCGTAGTACCTATGTGCTGTAGTGATTCTCATTTTAAACTCTCCATTGTTTGTTCAGCTCTTTCATGCGCCTCTTGTGTCGTGCCTTGCGCTTGCGTCGTCGTCTTGCCCGTGGATCGTTCCAACGTTCGTACACGCTGAAGATGATGTACCATACAGGCACAAAACTAAATAAAATTACAATGTCAACAATTGTTGGATTCATCGTCGTCTCCCCTCGTCTCTTCCTTTTTCGTAGCCTACAGCGTGACCAACGATGGCCCCGAATAAAAACAAAGTAATAACCAATGATGCTAATAATATAAAATCCATTATGCAGCCCTCGCTATGATGTTGCGTTGATTCTTTTCCATTGTCTTGCCATGCCCGATGTAACACACAACTGCCACATCTTTTGACCAGCAAGCCCTACACGTTCCACACTTACCCGCTCGCGTGTATGCCTCACAGACTGTCGCGCCTTCTGGCACACTGTCAAGTGTCGCAATGGTGGACGTTGTAACGCCTTCGATAGTCTCGCCGGTAATACTGTCAGATGATCGACGAATCACAACGTTAGGCAATGCTTCCATCTGTGAGAGTACGTCGCGAAACTTTGTAAACTTATACATCCGCGTCGGTAACCAATGCTTCACCCATGACGTAGCGGTCATCACTTCCAAGATCTTTTGAGCTAGGCGCAGATCGTAAACGTCTCCGCTGTCAAACCATCGGAAATAACGATCGTTGTCTAACTCTGCCACCATATCAGCGACCCACTCCGAACGCTTCCAGTCCTCTCTGTTATGCTCACGTGGCGCTTTGACGTTCTTGAATCGATAGTTGCCAGTTGTTGCGTAGCATCCTTTGCAAGCATCGACTAATGATCCGTCGCGTTTCTTTGATGCCGGGCAAGTGTCTAACGCTTGCAGTGACCATGACCGACACGGCATCTTGCTAGCTTTTGATAATTTCAACATGTTACCACCCCAACCATTCTAAAACTTCGTTTGATTTGTAAACTGATTTGCTTCCCACTTCTTCCACAAACTCAGCCCAGTCTACGCCATGCGCTAACACTTCCGCCTTAGCTTGCTTTGCTGATACGTCGTACCCTTCCATTGCTTCGTCGTATGTCATTGTCTTGTTTCTCCGTTGTTTACCCAGACGCCTCGCGGCGTTTCGCTTGAGTCTCACAAGCTCATCAGTGGGTTTATTCTTCGCGCTTGAACCAGCGCCGGTAGGCGTGAACAGTATGTGGTAACTCAATACCAAACTCTTGGTCTAGCTCCATTACTGCGTCATCAGCCATGCGTTGGTGCGTACGATGTTGTTTAATATTGCCTTCCTCTAAAGCATTTTTTGCCATGTCTTCCCAAACTAAAACAGTGTTGAAAAGCGTTGCGATTTTGTTGGATACGTTTCTTTCAAGCTGTGTCATGTCGTGTTTCTCCGTTGTTTATTTAGTTTCGCGATAGCACTCAAGAATATCGGCTTTTTCTTGATTAGTTAATCCCCATGATCCATCTGGTCCGTCTCCTTCCCAATCGTTCAAAGCCTCTTTAAATGTCATCTTGTATTTTTCCGCGTACCAGATGGTATCTGCGATTACTTCACTATAAAACTTGTCCGTCATTGTGTTGTTTCTCCGTTGTTTGTTTAGGCGGTAAAGATAGCGAAAATAAAAACAATCTGTAAAGCAAACAGCGCAAGGCCATAAACCAATTCATCTGTCTCGTTCACTATCTTAGGCTGTCTGTTCTTATATGCGTTGTGTGCTTGTTGGTTTGTCATATCTGTTTCTCCGTTGTTTGTGGAGCCGCTTACGCGGCCAGACCTTTTAAATACTCACGCATGTCACCCAGCTCGTTTAGCTCCATAAGCTGGTCATAGGAACGATCTACCACCTCGTTACTGAGATAGTCCATACGCTCGTTAATGAGTTTAAGAGTCGCGTTTACTTCGTTGTGTGTTGGTTGGTTTGTCATGTCTTGTTTCTCCGTTGTTTGTTCTATTAATGCCGTAGTTAATGTTTTTACGTCTTCAGTTAACATATCAACACGTCGCAAAATCTCTCTATTCACTAATTTCTGCGCGTATAGTCTGTTTTTTATCTTTCCAATCTCTGCCTTCATCTGCCCTTCTGTCATTGTTTAGCTCTCCAGTTTTATGTGTCCAGTTACTTTGTGCCGTCTCGATGAAGTAGCGGTCCAATCAATCAGCTCACCATCCACCACTGCCGCCACATGGCCGCGCATTGCTATCAAGTAAACACCTTTCGGGTGTGATCTTTGAAACTGGTTAATAGTTTGCACGTTATAACCCATAAACTTAGCCGCCTGAACACAGGACTCAGGGTGACCGTGCCAAGACACTGTTCGATCTTTCATTTTGCAAATTTCTTTGGTAGCCAGTCGAATAGAATACCAAGGCGACCCCTTGCCGTGTTCTCTACCGTACTTTGCAAGTTTTCTATGTGCTAGACCGTAGGAGCAATCTAGCAAATTCGATAATGCTCGAACCGCACAATCTCCGTGTTCTTTGTACGATTGGCGACATTTTAAATGCTCTTTGTAAGTTTGCATTGTTTCAAACCCTCGTTAGTGAATCAGTGAAGAATACTCAGCGAATACCCTTCAGTGATCCACCCTCTGCCGTAGCTTTAACGTTGCGTATCGTAGTCGCTCCGGATTGTCTGCCCATTGCTGACACGCTGTGACTCGCTACGGTTCGGGTGAGTCGTCTGCTTCCGTGTGTGTCGGTTTTCTGGCTAGTTCGTTTACGGTTCAGAGATACCCCTAAACTGCACGCCCTCGCTAACCTATAACCTCATGCGAAGCCCATCGTTAAAAACCCACTGATGGCGTGGTTGGCCTTACACTACTTGCATGATCCGTTGCGGGTATCCGCTAGGGGGCGTTCGATGCCGGTTAGTTCTTGAGAGGATTGCGCCTCGCGGGATTGTGGCTCCCCGTCGCCTTGTTGAACGCTAGAGATACTGCGAAGTACGTACCAACAATAAAAACATCAACAAAAACAAACACTTAGCCTGTACCATGTCCGCACTGTTACCTGTTACCAGTGTTACTTTGTTACCTCATGTAACGGAATGTGTTACCTCAAACGTTACCGGTAACGTATAACTATCAGTGATGGCTGCGTAGTATCTATTCATATGGTGAATGTCTGTGGCGTGTCTATGGGGTCCAACCTAGACACTCACACCTCACCTAGTTAGTTCTGTTTTGGTACTGAGTAGGTTCTGTTTTGGAACTAAGCTGTGGATAACTTTGTTGATAACCTGTGGATAACTGGGCCGGGGGAGGGGCTGTGACTGCGGCGTGTGCGTGTGT